ATCATCTAGATCTTTGGCTGTTAATTTTTTAACAGTATGATTCTTTGCTTCCTTGCGAAGCTGGGATGCAAATTGTATTAATGCTGTACTCTCATTGTTCATCTGCCTCTTAGCTACCGACATAAGACCATAATAGTAGGAGTAAAGAGTAGCCTGTCGCATCATCTCCTGATCAATCATACCATCGTCAAAGCTGGACAGCGCATCACTAATATCTTTATAGCTATCCCAAGTAAAATTTTCTAATAGTTCGTTAAGTTCATCCATAATTTAGTATCCCCCTCCTCCAGTGCTTGGAACGCTCCCTCCTCCAGTAGACGGGGTTGGGGAACCTCCTAGTGAGGGGCTGCCTACTCCTGTTGGTATATTAGAGGAGCCTCGTTCATATTCTGCTACCACATTGTTGTAAAAATTTGGTTCTCTTAATTTCGTAGAAGATATAGGAACAGTAGCTGTTGAAGGTTGTTTGGGGGGAGGAAATAGAACATCATACTGAGCTTTTGCGACTATACTATAACCATCAAACCTCAAGTTATTCCAAGCAAGAATATCCCCAGGATTACCTCTTCCTCGGGTAACGGAGGGATCTCCCACATTGGACTCCACTATACCAAATTTATAATTTACAGGCATATAAGCCTTTCCAGTTATACTAAAGTGTATATTTCCCCCAGGCATCACAAATTCCCATCTTCCATTTCTGTAAATGCTTAATTTATCTGTAAAAATAAAATTAACATATGGAACTCTATTATTATTTATCATTTTTTTATTTACCACCATTCAATATTCTAAATAATGCAGGATTTAAATTTATTAAAAGAAGTAGAGAACGAGAAACAAGGGTAGTAAGTTCCTCATTTTGTGTTTCTCTAACAAGTCCTGTTGTCTCATCTCCCCCTAACCCACACAATTCTAGTACTATGTGAGTTAACTCATGCAGTACTGTCTCTTTTGCTAACTGAGGGTTCATATCTTTATCTAGTGATACTACTCCATTATCAAAATCAGTAAGACCGAAACATCTTTGCCCCTCTTCTTTTAGAACCCTCTTAATATCTACCCTAAAAGTACGAAATCCTGCATTAATTTCTAGTTTTTCTTCCTGAAGTCTCTCAAGAATATTTTTTTCTTTACTCATCATACGAGTCCTTTAATTCAGCCATCTTAAGAACGCCATAATCTATAGACATAGGCACAATAAACCTGGGTCTACCGTTCCTAGATTTAATCACATAACTACGCATTCTACCTTCATCGAACTCTTCCTCAGTCTGGTTCAGAGAAACTGCAAAATCACAGGTACGAATCTTACCATAAGAATCTCCTAACTCTGCATCTGTAATAATCTTAACCATCCTCCCCTGTCTGTTGGTTTGAGTAGCAGTCCAGATAAGGAAATCGTGTTCCATCGCAATCCCTCTAAGTTCCTCTGCAATCCGTTGTTGAGCCTGATACTCTTGCAATATCTCTCGGGTGGGGCGAAGTAACTCCAGGTAATCCACAATAAGAAGGTCTGGTTCAAACTCCTCGTAATTCTTTAGTTGTACCATTAGATTTCTAATAGTATTAATTGAAGCTTGACCTGTAGGGAACTCCTTAATTACGAGTTGGCAGCCAGGAAACTCTTTTTGGAACAAATCCAGCCGTTCTTTAACACTTAATTGATTAGTGGGTTCCTTCAATTTAAATTGAGGGATCAAGGTCATAACTGAATCAAACCTTTGAGCAATCTTATCTTCGCTCATCTCAAGAGAAATGTACAAGACTTTTCTACCCTCCACCAGGGAGTGAACCGCTTGATTAACCAAGAATAATGATTTGCCAACCCCAGGAGGCGCAACCACCATCGCTAGTTCTTTACTCCCCAATCCTCCCTCTAAGGATTGGTTGATAGAGGGCAGAATCGTCTTGTATTTTTTTTCCGTTTTCTTATTAAATATCCTATCCCATCGTCCGAGATAATCATCAAAGTAGGACTGGCCTGTGTCAATGTCTCGGTTAATTAGAAGAGCCTTCCTAACTAGAGCTTCTACTTCTTCAACCCTGTCTTCCTTTATTAGCGAAATACTTTGAGCAATCGCAGATTTCATAGCCTCCTTCTTGGCGAACCCCTCCACCAGATCAAGCATGTATTCGGAGTTACTTACTGTCGAGGTGTCAAGATTATTTACATAGAGAATCTCATCCTCATAGTCGGACACATTTTCTCTACTCCCCAGCTTCTTCTTGAGATCCTGAAGGATAAAATCATCAGTAGGGAGCTTATGATATTTATCGTAGTACTCCTTGATTACTCCAAAGATCTTCGCATGTGAAGGAAACTCAAAGTAATCAGGGTTAACTAAATTAACAATCTGTAGATAAAAATCTTTATCGGATTTCAGAAAGTAGAGGATTCCTCTCTGAATATTCTCACTAAATTCGTATGCCATTCCTAACCTTGTTTCTGGGGTTTTGTTATGTCTAGTTTGTCTTGGTTTATATCTTTGTAACCCATCTTGTTCGCTCTATCATAGGCGTCTGAGGTTAATTTTTCAGCCCTTTTCTTCTTTTGGTATGCTTCGGCTGTCCCTAATTTCCTGACTACCCCATCCTCTGCCATCTTATCCCATTTAAAATTAGCCGCCTTGTAACGAAAGGAATCATCATCCGTTCGCTCCTGTGTTTGTTTGATTTGACTATGTAAAAATCTATTAGCAGAGTCTTTATCATATCCTTTTTTAGCATGCTTTTTATATCTCTGCTTTACAGTATGAAAATCCATTGCTCCCCCTGTTCCATTTGCATTCCCACACCCATCATCCTTAAAAGAAATTGCCACGCCTGAGTTTTGCCAGTACTTACCGCACAATTTCTTACACTTAGGACACTTAGTTTTCTTTGGAGCTTTCCCTACAGGACAGTCTCTATCCCAATAAATACTACAGTCTCTACAAATCCATTCAAATATAGCCATAATTATATCACATGTACGCTGAATAGAGGCTTCCCAAAATAAGACCTACAACAACAGCAATAAATATTCTAGTCAGAAGGGTTACATCCTCCTGATATGTTGTGTAGGGTCTATTATCGTGCTTCTTTTTTTTCTCAGCTTTCTGAGCCGCAATTGCATCCTGAATATCTTTCTCACTTCTAAACACTGAAAGACTCTCCACACCCGCAAGTCTTTGAAGCATTAGGATTATCAAAAGTAAACCCTCTACCCATTAGGCCGTCTGAAAAATCAAGGATAGTATTATTTAAGTAAAGAAAACTCTTAGGGTCACATATAACTTCAATATCATTAGGCTGCCACTCCTTAATAGAAACCTGATCTAACTCATTTTTTTTATCATCAAATCCTACTGTGTAAGAGAAGCCTGAACAACCCCCTCCTTTTACACCAACCCTAAGAAAAACTTCACCTAGTCCCTGCTCCAGAACTATGCGTTTCATCTCAATCGCTGCTCTATCACTCATCATTATCATTTTGATTGGTAATCCTTTATTGCACTCTTAATGGCGTCCTCTGCTAGAACACTACAATGAATCTTAACAGGAGGTAGACTTAACTCTTTAACAATTTGCGAATTATTTATTTTCCTAGCCTCATCCAGGCTCTTACCCTTAATCCATTGAGTAGCAAGACTACTCGACGCAATAGCTGAACCACACCCAAAAGTTTTAAATTTAGCATCTACAATCCGATCTCCTTCCACCTTAATCTGTAACTTCATTACATCCCCACACTCAGGGGCTCCTACAACCCCAGTACCTACCTGTACATCATCCTTGTTAAATGACCCTACATTTCTAGGATTATTATAATGGTCTAATACTTTAGCACTATAACTCATCGTGTTCCTTTGGTAAAGGGGGTAACTCAGCATTAAACCAAGCCCAGTACCGCGCAAATTCTGCCTCTGTCATTTGAGACGGATGTTTATCCTCCACAAGCTCCCCCTGCAAGGGAACAGGCTTCTCCTGTTTCGATTCCTTCTTCATGTTCTTCCTCCCCCATATATTTAGCTATGTTCTCCTCAGTAAGAGGAATTTCACTAAGAGGTTCTTCTCCTTTAGCCCCCGCTCTATAGACTGTCAATCCTTTGATATAGGGGGCATAATCCAGAGCAACTTGGCTGAAATCTTCTGGCTCTGCTGTAGATGGGAGGTTGATAGTCTTAGAAATACACGAATCAATATACTTTTGAATCGTAGCTTGAACCCTGATGTGATCCTCAGGAGATACATCATAAGTCCCTACAAAATGTGTAAGTTTCTTCCCTTTAGTATACCATTCCTTGAAAAGGGGATCCACTACTAATTGTTCTTTCCAAATATTGGCATGACGATACCTGCGGTTATACATAGCAGCAAAAATAGGCTCGATGCCGCTAGATACGCCGTGGAGCATAGATATAGTCCCGCAAGGTGGAATGGTAAGCATAACAGCATTGCGTATACCGTACCTCTTAATAAGCATTCTAATTCTTGCGGGGAGGGTGCGGGCGAAGTCTTCATTTAAATATTTCTTGTAATCAAATTCAGGGAAAGGTTTCTTATCTCTTGCTAGGTAGATGGACATTTTATACGCCTCATCCCTAATAGTAGCAAACAATCTATCCAAAAACTCTAAACACTTCTCACTACCATAGGTAATACCTA